TTAAAATCAAAATAAGGAGTCTAAAATGACTGATAAAGATATAGTTGAAGATCAGGACGTGGAACTCCAAGAAGACGATGAGGAAATCTTGGAAATGAAACACGATCCTAAGAATGCTGAAGCTCAGTCAGTTGCTTCTATTGACAAAGCAGGTGATGCTACTGGAACCGCTCCAAAGCGTAAAGGTGACAACACTAAGAAAGATCCAATGCCAAAAACTAAAGCAGGTATGATTGCTGCTATGGTTGGAAAAATGCAAGGCATGAAAAAAGAAGCTTTAATGGCTATGTACAATGGTACAGATCCTGAAGCCTTTGACGGCGAAGCTATCGCTGAAGAAGAAATTAAAGATCAAGTTCAAATTGAAGTTGACTTTAAAGATGATCTTAAAGCACTTGTTAATGAAGAAGCTACACTGTCAGATGAATTCAAGCAGAAAGCAGAAACTATCTTTGAAGCTGCAATTAATGCAAAAATAAATGCAGAGATTGACAGATTAGAAGAGAAGTATAATGAGGAGCTTTCAGAAGAAATCGAAAGCACCAAAAAGGACCTTGTGGAAAAAGTAGACAGCTACCTAAACTACGTAGTTGAGGGCTGGATGGAAGACAACAAGTTGGCAATCCAAAATGGTTTAAGAACTGAAATTGTTGAAGATTTTATGAATAAGTTAAAAGACTTATTTGTTGAGTCTCACATACAGGTACCAGAGGATAAAGTTGATCTTGTTGACGAACTCGCAGAAAATGTTGAAGAACTTGAGGCACAACTCAATGAATCAACTGAAAGGTCAATTAGAATGGCTGAAGAGTTAGAGACATATAAGAGGGAGTCTATCATTAGAGAAGCTACCAAAGATTTGGCTGAAACTCAAGTCGAAAAGCTAAAGTCATTAGCAGAAAACGTTGATTTTGATGACGAAGAAACTTTCGCAAAGAAAGTTGCTCAGTTAAAAGAATCATATTTCTCTAAGGCTGCAAAAACCCAGGAAGAAATTGTTGAAGATGATGATTCACCATTAGTTGAGTCAACAGGTTCAATGGAATCTTACCTTAAAGCAATCAAAAAAACTGCAAATAAATAGGGAGTCCTAAAAAATGACAGTATCATACGATAGATTGATCGAAAAGTGGGCACCAGTACTGAACGAAGAGTCAGCTGGTACCATTACAGATCACCATAAGAAAGCTGTGACTGCTGCAGTACTTGAGAATCAGGAAATCGCTCTTAGAGAAGAAGGATTGATCTCAGAAGCAGCTCCAGGAAATGCAACAACATCTGTAGCAAACTGGAATCCAGTATTAATCGCACTTGTAAGACGTGCAATGCCAAACCTAATGGCATATGACGTTTGTGGTGTTCAGCCTATGTCCGGACCAACTGGCTTAATTTTTGCCATGAAGTCAAGATATGGTGGTGGATCCACAGGAAATAGAGAAGCACTATTCAACGAAGCTGAGACTCAGTTTTCTGGTGACAGTGCTGGTACTCACGACTCAGATAACGCTTCTGGTCTTAACGTAACAAATCTTGATTCAGATTCAACTGCTGACGATGCCAGACTAACAGCATTAGCTGCTGGTGGTATGACAACAGGCGAAGCTGAAAAGTTAGGTTCAACTGGAGAGTCTTCATTCAGAGAGATGGGATTCACTATTGAAAAAGCAACTGTGACTGCTAAGTCAAGAGCTCTTAAAGCTGAATACAGCTTAGAACTAGCTCAAGACCTTAAAGCAATTCATGGTCTTGACGCTGAGACAGAATTGGCAAACATCTTGTCAACAGAAATCTTAGCTGAAATCAATAGAGAAGTTATCAGAACTATTAACTCTCAAGCTAAAACTGGTGCTCTACAGACTAACACTGCTGTTAACGGTATCTTCGATGTACAGACAGATGCAGACGGTAGATGGTCAGTAGAAAAGTTCAAAGGACTTGTATTACAGATCGAAAGAGAATGTAATAGAATTGCAATCGAGACACGTAGAGGTAAAGGAAACTTTATCATATGTTCATCTGACGTAGCATCTGCATTAGCTGCAGCTGGTATGTTAGACTATACACCTGCAATGTCAACAAACTTAAATGTTGATGACACAGGTAATACTTTTGCTGGTGTTTTGAACGGTAGAACAAGAGTTTACATAGACCCGTATGCAAATACTAACTATGTAACTGTTGGTTACAAAGGTACTAATCCATACGATGCTGGCTTATTCTATTGCCCATACGTTCCATTAACAATGGTACGTGCTGTTGGTGAAGATACATTCCAGCCAAAAATTGGTTTTAAAACCAGGTATGGAATGGCATCAAACCCATTCGTAGGTGCAACACCTGCTGATGGTTTAGCCGCAGTTAAGACTAACCAATATTATAGAATCTCTTATGCGAGGATGTTGTCGACGCGGAAGATTCTGTAGTACTGGTTAGTCTTAACAGCTGCAAGACCGTCCTGAGGACCAGCAGTACCAGCATATGGGTTAGCGATCATGCCGTAGCGAGTCTTGAACCCGATACGTGGCTGGAAGTCGTTCTCACCAACAGCACGTACCATTGTTAATGGAACGTATGGGCAATAGAACACACCAGCGTCATATGGGTTTGAACCCTTGTAACCAACGGTAACATAGTTAGCGTTTGCATATGGATCAATGTAGACACGGATACGACCGTTCAATACACCAGCGAATGTGTTACCAGTGTCATCGACGTTCAAAGAAGTTGAAAGAGCAGGAGCGTAATCAAGAGCGCCAGAAGCTGCAAGAGCTGTTGCAACGTCTGAAGAACAGATTACGAAGTTACCCTTACCACGTCTTGTATCTTTCGCGATCTGGTTTGATTCACGATCGAGTTGAACAAGAAGACCCTTGAACTTCTCAGCAGACCAACGGCCATCAGCATCAGTCGAAAGATCGAAGATACCTGAGTTAGCAATGTTGGTGTGGATAGTTCTGTCACAACCTGTCTTAGCTTGTGAGTTCAAAGTACGAACTACTTCACGGTTGATTTCAGCCAAGATTTCTGTTGACAGAATGTTAGAAAGTTCTGTCTCAGCGTCAAGACCATGAATCGCTTTCAAGTCTTGAGCGAGTTCTAAGCTGTATTCAGCTTTCAACGCACGAGACTTAGCTGTAACAGTTGCTTTCTCGATTGTGAAGCCCATGTTACGGAAAGCTGTTTCGCCAGTTGTACCCAACTTCTCAGCATTAGTTGTTGACATACCACCAGCAAAGATGTCAGTAAGACGATCGTCACCGATATCAGAGTCACCATTTGAGTCAGTAACACCGTACAGACCTGATGGGTTGTCTGAGTCATGAGTACCAGCTGAGTCGCCAGAGAAGTTAGTTTCTGCTTCATTGAACAGAGCTTCTCTTGAAGAAGTTGCACCTGAAGTGTAACGAGCCTTCATTGCGAAGATCAGACCAGTTGGACCAGTCATTGGTTGAACACCACACACGTCATAAGCGATCATGTTTGGCATTGCACGACGAACGAGTGAGATCAATACTGGATCCCAGTTAGCAACGTTTGCTGTGCTGTTGGCTGGTGCATCTTCTGACAAGAAGTT